CAGAATGCTGTCAATGAATCTATAAGATATATTAATCAGAGAGAGTTTGCTTATCCTTTTAACCACGCATCAAACTCCTCTACACTTACGCCAGGTGTTGCTAAGTACACTGTGCCAACGAGTACAAAGTACATAGATTACAACACAGCAAGAATAAAAAAAGATGAAGATCTAAGTTCAGCAGGTAATAGCCTGACTAAACTAAACTACAACGAATACATATCAAGAGATTACGCTGTACAAGAAGATGACGTTGCATCTACAACTATCAATGCATCTGATGGATTGTCTGCAGCAGTAACAACAATAACTGTCGCAGATACCTCTGACTTTGATGCCACAGGCACTTTGTTTATAGGTGGCGAACAAATAACTTACACAGGTATAACAGGTAACGATTTTACAGGATGCACTAGAGGCGCAAACGATACAACAGCAGCAGCGATTGCAAACAGTACAACAGTTACACAGTTTTCAAAAGGGGGTATTCCTAGATTTATAGTGCGTACCCCAGATAATAATTATATACTGTATCCTTTTCCTGATAAACAATACACGCTAATCTTTGATTACTTTACATTCCCCTCTGATCTATCAGCATCTACAGATACAACTACAATACCTGATAGGTTTGCAAGTGTCATAGTAGATGGTGCAGTAGCCTACGTATATCAGTATCGTGGAGAGATACAACAATATCAAGTAAACTTTGAACGATTCCAACAAGGCATAAAAAATATGCAAACACTTGTAATAAACAAATACGACTACATAAGATCTACATTAATGGGTGGTGCTACAACAACATATAATCCTGTACTAAGAGTATCTTAAAATGCCAGATACATCAACACTACAACCAGCAGCTTTTAACTGTGAGGGTGGGCTAGTTTTAAACAGGTCCACCTTTCTTATGCAACCTGGTGAAGCTTTAGTTCTAGAAAACTTTGAGCCTGATGTTGAGGGTGGTTACAGACGTATAAACGGTTTTCGTAAGTTTGTTAATCAGATAGTTCCCCAAACAAACAACGCCACTGAAAAAGTTTTACTAGTGGCTAGATTTGCTAACAAAGTTGTTGCAGCTAGAGGTGAAAGAATATACAGTGCTGGTTCTACAGAGTTGTCACAAAAAATACTATCAACAACTGCCATGTCTGGATCAGGCACACTAAACGTAGACTCCACTGCAGGTTTTTCATCTAGCGGTACACTATTAATAAACAGTGAAGAATTTACCTACACAGGTGTAACTAGTACAACCTTTACTGGAGTTACTAGATCTACATCAAGCACAACTGCAGCTAATCACGCAATAAACGATGCAGTGTCAGAGAATTGGACACAAAGAGATACAGGTAGAACCAACGCAGACAAGTATGACTTTGAAAGATTTAATTTTGATGGTAATGATAAATTAATTGTTGTTGATGGTGTTAATAACCCTACTGTGTTTAATTCATCAATGACAGCCACAGATGTAACATCACCTAATTCAGCAACAGGTGAAACAACTCAGTTAGGTGCTGATATAGCTTCAGGAACAGGTATGTCAGGTTCAGCAACCATAACAGTTAAATCAACTACAGGTTTTGACTCTAGTGGTTCTATTTTAATAAATAGCGAAGTGTTTACTTATACAGGTAAAACAGATACTACTTTTACAGGTGTAACAAGAGCAGCATCAGGTTCTACAGCAGATGACCATACTATAGGAGATATAGTATTTGATTTATTTCCTCCTGCAGTAACAGGTGCAAAACACGTAGTTGCATTTAAAGAACACATGTTTTATGCAGGTATGTCAAGTACACCACAAGAGTTAGTATTTAGTGCGCCTTTTGAAGAAGATAATTTTTCTGTAGCAATAGGCGGTGGTAGTATAAGAGTTGACGATACCATAGTTGGTTTAAAAGTTTTCCGTAGTGATTTATTTATATTTTGTGAAAACAGAATATTTAAGTTATCAGGAAGTTCACAAGCCGATTTTTCGATGATTCCTATTACTAGAAATATAGGCTGTGTAAATGGCAATACTATACAAGAGTTTGCAGGTGATTTAATTTTTCTTGGACCTGATGGTTTACGGACTATCGCTGGTACTGCTAGAATCGGTGACGTTGAGTTAGGCACAATATCTAAGAATGTGCAGTCTTTGTTTGACGAGGCCATTAAAGACTCTAGTCTTTTTGAAAGTGTTGTAATACCTGATAAAACACAGTATAGAATCTTTTTTACTAAAGATACTGTTGCACAAAAAAGAACTAGAGGTGTCATATGTGTTATGAAAGGCGATGGCTTTGAGTTTTCTGAATCTTTAGGTATTAAGCCATCTTGTTCAGATACTAACGTAGAAGAAGGAAATGTTATAGTTCTGCATGGTGGTTTTGATGGATATGTGCACAGACAAGAAAAAGGTAACAACTTTGATGGTACAGCTATATTAGGTAGATACAGAAGTCCAGATTTAAACTTTGGAGATGTAGGTGTAAGAAAAACAATGCACAGAGTTATTCTTAACTATAAGCCTGAAGCTAACATCAGCGCAGATTTATTTTTAAGATATGACAACGATAGTGTAGGTGCATCAAGACCTGCAGCTTACAGTTTAACAACCGCTACAGTAGGAGCACAGTATGGTACTGCTGTTTATAGTACCTCTTCTTCTGCTACACAGTTTGTTTATGGTGGTGGTTCACAGCCTCTAGTAAGACAACCTGTAGAGGGTTCAGGTTTTACTGTTGCGCTAAAAGTAGATGATAGTGGTGAATCTCCACCATACTCACTAAAAGGATTTCAATTAGAATATCAAGTAGGAGCTAGACGCTAATGGGTGCTAATTATACAAGACAGTCAACTTATACAGAGGGTGACATAATCCAAGCATCAGACACGAATGACGAGTTTGATCAGCTTCTTGCCGCCTTTGCTGCTAGTACAGGACACACACACGATGGTACAACTGGAGAGGGTGGTCCTATTAGTACGTTGGCAGGGCATGGAATAACCTTTGGTGCTGGCACTGCAGGCACAGACATTACAATTACCTTTGACGGTGAGACTAATGACGGTGTGCTAAAATGGATGGAGGATGAGGACTACTTTGAGTTTTCTGATGATATACTGGTTGCTTCGTCAGAAAAGCTCCAGTTTCGTGATACTGCTCTTTATATTAACTCTAGTACTGATGGTCAGCTTGATATTGTTGCTGACACTTTGGTTCAAGTCGCCAGTGCTGCATTTACTGTGGACGCAAGTGGAGACATTACTTTAGACGCAGGTGGAGCAGACGTTGTACTAAAAGATGATGGAACTACGTTTGGTAGTTTAACTAACAGCAGTGGTGAGCTTGTAATAAAGTCTGGATCAACACCGACAGCAGCATTGACATTTAGTGGTGCTAATATTACTGCAGAAGGTAACTTAACTGTAGATGGAAACTTAGATGTAACAGGCACGTTTGATCTTAGCGATTCTAACTTCACTAACGCAGGTAATATACAATTAGATAGTATCTCTGGAGATGCAGATACTGACACAAGCATTACGTTTAGTGGATCAGATGTAATTACAGTTGCGACAGGTGGTACTACATCTTTTACTGTAGATGCAAGTCAAAACATTTTAATGAATGCTGCACAAAAAGTACAGTTTAGAGATACTGCACTCACTATCCACTCCAGCGCAGACGGTCAACTAGATATTAATGCTGATACTGAGCTTGAGATAACTGCGCCTACTGTTGATATTAATGCTAGTAGTGAAGTAAATATTAGTAATGACTTAACTGTTGGTGGCACTACCACACTTGGAGCTACATCTTTTGGAGATGCCAACATTACAAACGTAGGTAGTATTGCTCTTGATACTATCACTAACGATGGAACTGATATCACGTTAGACTCAGGTGGTGACATCATATTAGATGCTGCAGGTAATGAGGTATTCTTTAAATCTTCTGGAACATCAATACTTGAGTTTAAACACGATTCTGGTGATGCAGTATTTACAGTAAGCACAGCAGACAAAAACTTTACTATCAAAGGCACAGATGATGCTAGTGCTATTACTGCTCTTGACATTGATATGGCTCTTGCAGGTAAGGCTACGTTTAACGGTGATGTGGTTGTAGGTGGAGATCTTACTATAACTGGTGATGATCTTGTAATGGGTACTAACACTGCAGGACATCTTCTCATAGCAGACGGTACAAACTTTAATCCTACTGCTGTAGGTGACTTATCTGAGATTAGCTCTGTTGCTAATGATGATGTATTCATTGCTGTAGATACATCTGGCGGTGGTCTTAAAAAGATTACACGTAGCACCATAGTATCAGGTCTTGCTGTATCTGGCTCATCAATAGCTAACGTAGTAGAAGATACCACCCCACAGCTAGGCGGTTCTCTTGATGTTAACGGACAGGATATTGTATCTGTATCAAACGGTAATATTACTATAACGCCAAACGGTTCAGGTGTTCTTAGAATAGATGGCTCTAACGGTATTGATATGCAGTCAGGGGCTATCTCTATAAAAAACAGTGGTGCTGAATCTTACATTAGGTTTTACTGTGAGTCTAGCAACGCACACTACACACAACTACAAGCAGCCCCACACTCTGCGTACTCAGGAAACGTGACTGTAGTTTTACCTGCCAGTGCTGATACATTAGTTGGTAAAGCCACAACAGACACGCTAACAAATAAAACTTTTGGTGACAATGTAAGCTTCGGTGATAACAACATTACTAACGTTGGTGACATTGCACTAGACTCTATTAGTGCTGACGCTACAGATATTAACATAGCTGTTACTGATAACTCAGCCACTGCGTTTACAATTAAACAAGGGTCAGATAATTATTTTGTAGTTGACACAGGTAATAGTAGTGAGTCTATTGCTATTGGTACAGGTGTATCTGGTACAGCTATTACATTAGGACACAGCACCTCAGAAGTTACGGTGGCAGATAATCTTACAGTTACAGGTGACTTGACTGTATCAGGCACAACCACAACTGTAAACTCTACTACTGTAAATCTTAACGATCACAACATTGTTCTTGACAGTGGCAACAGCACATCTGCTGTAATCAACGGTGCAGGTATTACAATAGAAGGTGGTAGTGGTGATGACGCTACATTTACATACAACACCACAGGTCCAAAGTTTGAGTTAAAGCTAGGTTCTAGCCATGAGGACTTACAGGTTGACCAGCTTATTGCAGCTTCTTTAGATATTTCTGGCGATGTAGATGTAGATGGTACACTTGAAGCAGATGCAATCACAGTGAATGGAACTAGTTTAGCAGACACAATAGCAGGTACAACAGTTACCAATGCAACAAACGCTGCACATGTTCTTGTCACAGATAATGAAAGCACAAACGAAAACAACTTAATTACGTTTGTAGAAAACGCCACATCTAGCACAGGTAATGTTGGTCTAGAGATGGATGGAGATTTAACCTACAATCCAAGCACTGGTAACTTGACAACAACAAAAGTTACAGCTAACGGTGGTGTAGTTGTTGACAACATAACTATTGATGGTACAGAGATTGATCTTAGTTCTGGAGACTTGACAGTTGATGTGGCTGGTGATATAATACTAGACGCAGGTGGTGGTGATGTAAAGTTTGCTGCTGCAGGTACAGAAATACTTAGTGTTACTAACTCATCTAGTGATGTAATTATTAAACCTATCGTAGATGCTAAAGATATAATCTTTCAACAACGAGATGGTACAGAGGTAGCTAGGATAGAGGACAATGGTACGTTTAACGTTGTTACGGATAAACTAGCAATAAACGGAACTGCTGTAACTGCCACAGCAGCAGAACTAAACTTAATAGATGGTGGTACTTCTGTTGGTGGTTCAATAACACTAGCAGACGCTGATGGTTTTATAGTTAATGATAGTGGAACAATGAAGACTATTCCAGCATCAGATGTAAAAACGTATGCTAGCGGTAGCTCTGCTACTAAAGGATTTGCTATTGCTATGGCAATAGTATTTGGATAAAAAGGAAAAGGTAAATGGCAACTCCAAATATAATTAATGTAGCAACTATTACACCAAAGGTGGCAGTTGGTGCAGTCACAACAAGTAGAGCAGACATCGTTGATGTACCTGCGGAAAACTGTGCAAAGATAAACACACTAATGATATCAAACATAGATGGTACAAACGCTGCTGATATTACCGTTGAGGTAAGTGTAGATAACGGATCAAACTATGTTAAGATAGCTAACACAATATCTGTACCTGCTGATGCAACACTAGTTGTTGTAGGTAAAGACAACGGATTTTATTTAGACGAAACAGATCTACTCGCTGTTACAGCTTCTGCTAACAGTGACCTAACATACTTGGTTAGTTACGAACTTCTAGTAGACTAAAGGTAATTAATAATGCCCAGATACAACGGTGGTTTTATAGGCACTGATGGATTAGATGCACCTGATGCACCTACAATAGATTCTGTTACTGCAGGTAATGAACAGGTAAGTGTAGCATTTACTGATGCAGGTGGTGGTACATCAGATACTACAAGCTTTGTTGCACAGGTTGCTTCAAGTGGTGATAACTATAGTGCAGGTTCTAATACAGGATCATCTTCCCCCATTGTTGTAAGTAGTTTATCTAACGGTACATCTTACACTGCTAAAGTGTGGGCTATAAATGCTTATGGCACATCTGCTCCTAGTGATGCTAGTTCTAGTTTTACTCCATCATTTCAAAGGGCAGTAATAGCAGGGGGATGGAGTGGCTCAGAACATAACACAATAGATTATGTAAGTATTACATCAACTGGTAATGCCACTGACTTTGGCGATCTTGTAATAACAAGGCGAAACTATGGTGGTGGTATTGGATCTACTACAAGGGGTGTTTTTACTGGTGGATATAACCCATCAGTTGGGCCAGATGCTGCTTCTATGGATTATATAACTTTTGCAAGCACTGGTAATGCCTCAGATTTTGGAGATATGTTTTTAGCCAGAAGAAATCATGGAATGATGTCAAATAATACAAGAGGTTTGTCTTTTGGAGATTTGGGTCAAGGGAATGACATCGAATACATAACCATAGCTTCAACAGGTAATGGCACAGATTTCGGCAATCTTACTCAAGGCACAGAAGATGTACCTGCAGGGTCAGGGTCTTCAACAAGAGGTGTAATGGGTGGTGGTACTAGTGGCAGCAACCCCACTAACGTAATATCTTACATAACCTTTGGGTCAACTGGTAACGCCACTGACTTTGGAGACTTGTCACTTGCGAGGAGATTGTTAGCTAGTTCTTCATCTTCAACTAGAGCTATATTTGGGGGTGGTTCATCCTCTACAAGTGTCGCAAGTTTTCGTGATGAAATAGATTATATTACAATAGCTTCCACTGGTAATGCTCAAGATTTTGGGGATTTAAGTGTAGCAGGTCAGTATCTCAGTAGCACAAGTGGCGGCAATACAAGGTCGATATTCACAGGTCGTAAACCTAACAACTCAAGTGACGGTGATAACACAATAGATTATGTAACTATAGCATCTACTGGCAACGCTACGGACTTTGGCGATTTGACTGTTGCGAGATCACAAAATGCAGCTACATCCAATTCTCATGGAGGGGTGCAATAATGCCTAACTTTAATGGCGTGTGGTCACTCACAACACAAGCACAGTATGTCTCAGATTGGCCTAGCCCTCCTACTTTTGGTTTATTTGGGGGAGGAACGACAGATAGTAATGTTATAGAGCGTATAAACATGTCAACTACAGGAAACGCCACAGACTATGGCGATTTAACTGTAGGCCGTAGTGAGTTGGCTGCTTGCTCAAGTTCTACAAGAGGGTTGTTTGGAAGTGGATATGCGAGTTCATCAGCCAGCAATGTAATTGATTACGTGACTATTTCATCTGTAGGAAATGCAACAGACTTTGGAGATTTGACTGTAGCACGTAGACAAGGCGGTTCATTATCAAATTCCACAAGGGGAATATGGTATGCAGGTAATGATGGGTCTAATAACAATGTAATTGACTATGTAACAATATCCTCAACAGGTAATGCTACCGACTTTGGTGACTCAAATTCAAATGTTACATACGGATTAGCAGGTTGTGGATCATCAACAAGAGGTCTTGCAGGTGGAGGGCGTGGTGGCGGTGGGTCAGAAGATGATGCCACAGATTATATAACAATAGCATCTACAGGAAACGGAACATTTTTTGGTAATCTTACTGTTAAACGGAGAGAATTAGGAGCCTGCTCTAGTAGTGTAAGAGCCGTCTTTGCTATGGGAGATGGTGCTTCGGGAAGTGTAAGCAATCATATTGATTACTTTACAATAGCAAGCACAGGTAATGCGACAGATTTTGGAGATTTGACAATTGATGGTGCAAATGGGAGTGGAACATCTAATTCTGTAACAGGTGTTTTTGCAGTCTTACAAAGCACAGGAAACAATACCTTAAACTCAATAACGATAGCTTCAACTGGAAATGCATCTGATTTTGGTGACCTCGCTACTGCAATGTTTTCAAATGCAGCCTGTTCTGATTCCCACGGAGGACTTTCGTAATGTCAATCAGAGACTACACAGCTAACGTTATATCTGCTACTAAAGTAGTGCCTGATGGTAATTATGTAAATAGTGCAGCATCAGGTGTGTGGGATATTACAGAACAGTTTGATCTTGTTAAAGGTGGTAACTGGCCTAGCACAGCTAATCCTGCACCTAGATCTTGGTTTGCAAGTGGAAGAGATAATAGCGGCATTACCGCTAGTATTGACACAGTTGCTTTTGCTACAACAGGTAATGCTACAGATTTTGGTGATTTAACCACTGGAAGAGAAAAAATAGGTGGTACATCTTCATCTACTCGTGGTGTGTTTGGTGGTGGGGCAAACTCAGGTGATCAAGAAACTATGGAGTATATAACCCTTGCGACAACAGGTAGTGCTTCTGATTTTGGAAACTTTACAAACGGAAGAGGCTCTCCTGATAATAATGCAAGAGCTTTTGCTTCATCTACAAGGGCTGTTTTTGGGCCGCAAGATTTGGAGTATATAACTATTGCTTCAACTGGGAACTCTACTGATTGGGGAACATACTTTGATTACTTTAGTGTGGCTGCAGCAAGCTCTTCTACAAGAGGTATTTTTGCGGCAGGTCAAAACGGTAGCACTAAATATAATGTTATAAATTACTACACAATTGCATCGGCAGGGACACAAACAGATTTTGGTGATACAACAGTGGCACGAGCAGGGTCGTGTGGTGCATCTAATAGCACTAGAGCTATTTTTTCGGGTGGCGAAAGCGCATCTGCTTACACGAATGTTATGGATTACATTACAATAGCCTCAACTGGAAACGCTACCGACTTTGGGAATCTTCTTAATAATCTTGGAGATGCTCCTGCAAGCACAGCAAGTCCAACAAGACTTCTTGTAGGTGGTGGTGGTGATTATCCTACTAGGTATGACGTAATTCAATACGTTACTATAGCCTCAACAGGTAATGCTCAAGATTTTGGAGATTTAACTACTCAGAGAGCTTTTTCAGATGGTTGTTCTAACGCACATGGCGGTTTATAATAAGGAAAAATAAAAACATGTTAAAAGACTTATCAAAAAATTATAACGAGGATCAGACACAACTGGTCACACAAGACATAGATATTCAGCTACCAATGTCAAAGCCTGAATACAAATCTATGTTGGCTAATATTAAAGAACATGCTCCTGCTATACGACAAGCATCAAGCAACTTCTATAAGTCTCACTCACAGATGATGAGTGTGACACTGGACGTTACAGCTATTACACCTATACGTTCTATCAAACATAGCCTAGCTGAGATAGAGAAGACTAAATCTGCACTGCAAGAGTCCTACTTTCGTATGAAGAAAGATGAAGTAAAACTAAAGAAGCTAGAACGTAAGCTACTAAAAGAAACTGATCCATTAGAACGAGAGATGCTAGAGATTAAGATAAACGAAAAGCAAGCACAGGCTGCAAGCTCTCGTGGTTATGTTGAAGGTGCAGTACGTAAGTTAAACTTCTTTACCAACCAGTATGACAATCTGATGGAGAAGATAGGTAAAGAGGAACTAACAGAAGAAGACTACGAGCTAGAGGAAATCAAGTATCACATTATGACGTGCATGAAGCAAGCACTCAACAGTGCAAGACCTAGAGGCGGTGTCATTGATGAAGGTAACATGATCTATTTGTTTGACTTAGGTATCAACGCAGCACAGGCACAGGCCGAAGTATTTTCTTATCTTAATTGGGAAAACGAGTTAGTAAAAGATGGCAAAGCACCAGAGCATCACCACACAGTGCAGTGGCTAGAAGCTTGTGCAGATAAGTGGGCACACTGTCCAGGTGACTTTGCTAACAGTCGTGGATTTAACATACTAGATAGAACATCTCTAACAAACACACCACAGCTAGAGGATAAGACAGATGGCTGACATTACACCAGAGCAACTAGAAGATATGCTAGATCGTGCCGC